TGCTTATCACGTCCAGCGGTATCTCAAGGTTTATGCCGGTCTACAGCCTAAGCAGATTCGTAGGATACTCGATTCGAGGTCGAGGTGGACGTGTATGGGACTCACTATTCCTAATTATGTTGTTACAGAGCATGAGGTATACGTACTCAAGACTACTACTTGACGAGGTCCGTGTCGTGGATTTTTTTTTATAATACAGGCTGATCGGGTACACTCAGCAAGACGTACTCATCTGGACTTAGTCCTTGAGACGAGCATTCCTTTTTTACCTCCGAACAGAACTGCTCATTTGACATGTGACTATTCTTGTGTCTAAATATGCACCATCGACCGCATGTACTCGTTCCTTTTCCTTGTAAGCACACGTTGTTGTATGCGATCGGTCTTTCGCTGTTAAGCAGAAGTCTGAGAAGATGTGTGTGTTGCTGACCTGATCCTATCTTGAACGCTGGACTTACCCAGTTCAGTTCGTTGTCTGGGAATATCCCATAACTATCGAACATCTCGATGCACGGAGTTCCATCTGTATTCACTGTTTCGTGAACGAGGCACCAGTGGCCTGTGTTTGGTTGCATCTCGTACAACAGGCAGAATGGCATTGGTGGCAATTGTATAAGACGTTCGAGATCTCTGTACAAGTGGCATTTCATACCACTTCTTGCAGTTATTTCTTTATCTGATAGCGACCGATTCATGTTTTTTTTTGTTTATACTGGATATATAAAAAAAACGATGAGCGCCAAAACGAGGACGAGTCAGGATGTTGTTTACTACAACGCTACACTGGTTAATAACACGACGGGGCGTGTTCTTGCTGACATACAAGACGGGCGATCTGCTTCTATCATTGAGGTTCCTGAGCACTGGGAAATGTCGGTCGTGAGGTTCGACGTTGACTCGATATTGTTACCAGTCGCCCTATTTCCTATGGGAACTGGGTCTAACACGCAGCTGTCCTTCACATTCCGTAGCTCTGGTGTCAACTACGGGCCGTATTACGTGCAGAGTTTAGATCCTTCCGGTTTCGTCCAGAGCATCGCCCTTGGAACCGAGATGATCAACGATCTATTTACTACGGCGTGGCCTCTTATCGGAGGATCTAAGCCGCAGTTTCCGCCTCAGCTTGTGTGGGACCCGATTACGCAGTTGTTCAGGCTATACTTTAGCCCTGACTATGCTACTACGTACAACGACTTCGCTATTTACATGAACGAAGTGGCCTACAAGTACTTGTACGCGTTACCGTCTATCATCATTGGTTCTAATCAGCAGCTTGGTAAAGACGTGCTCTTGTTCACTTGGAACGCTAAGTTCGTACAGACTGCCGCGACCTCGCGTATCGGCCTTCCTCTTACGCTGCAATCTCCAGGATACTACCCAGCTGGCAATCTCGTCTACCTCGAGCAGTCTGCGAAATCTATCTCTACATGGCAGGCCGTGCGTACTATTTACCTTACTACGAGCTCTCTTCCTATCCAGCGCGAGTCTATTCCGGGATCGGTTGGGTATGGTCAGAACGGAAGTACGTCGTCTAACTCGATTCCGATGATAACGGATTTCATTTTGCCGCAGGACCAGAACCCGATGGAGGCCCATAGCCGTATCGAGTACCTTCCTACTGCGGAATATAGGATGATCTCGCTCGGAGGACGTGAGGCTATTTATCAGGTTACAATCCAGGCGTGGTGGACTTCTTACTCAGGAAATGCATACCAGATCGAACTTCCTCCTAATGGCGTTTTCTCAGCAAAGATAATGTTCCGCCGAAAATAAATTAGGAGCATTCCCACTTGATTTTTTTTTCGTAGTACCAATATGCAAAAACCAAAAAAAGAATAAATGTCGATCACTGTCGAGACCCTTGCTACTAAGCGTGTCGTCGATACGCGTACCGATGTAAATAGCTATGCTCGCCGCACTTACCAGATCTACGACGGGCCGCAAGATACTGGGTTCGTTAAGTTCAACCCGAACGGTGGTCAAGCGTCTGGTAACCAGCTCAACTTCACCCTGAATCCTCCGTCGACGCGCGTCTTTGTGAATCGCCGAATTGTCATCGAGGCTACGTTCGAGGTTACACTAAAAGGCTTTCCTGGTGTTGTAGGTACAGGACCTACAGCAACCCCTCTCTCGTATCTTGTTAACTATGAAGGAACGGGCGCAGTCGCCGTCGGTGTAAACCCGGCTGGTACCCTTAACCCAGGTCAACCTGTCAATTTGGGTTCGGCTATTGGTACGAATGGGCCGCGTGCGTACCCACTTGCGAATGCAACTCGTTCTCTGCAGGTTTCTATCAACAACGACCAGCTTTCGCAGAATCTCGGCCAGTACTGGCGCGCGACTACGCGATATGCGAATAGTCTGGGCCAGTCGGAGATCGACCAGGGATCTACTGCTACGATGCTTGATCTTACTCAAGCGTATGAGCAGTCGACGAATAACAACATCTCCCCGTTCGCCGTTCGAGGTGCGAACCCGCTTCAGACATCGAGGACTTCGTTGTACGGCGTCCAGGTTCTGCGCAATGACAGATATAACGCATCCGCGCCAACTACCGAGCTTACCGCTATTGTTAGGTTCACAGTGCGCGAGCCTCTCTACCTTAGCCCGTTCCTCTTCCAGCGCGGCGACCAGGACACTGGTCTTATCGGCGTCCAGACAATGAACTTGCAGCTTCAACTCGGAGGCCGCGGTCCGTCCGGTCTTGCCGATGCTGTGTTCTCTGCAAATGAGTTTGCCACGTTCGAATTAGGAGCTCCTCATTCGATCACGGCGACTACAGCTGAGTCATACGTCTACATGAACTTCCTGACGCCGGATGCTCTTCAGATCATCCCGGATATCAACAACTACCCTTACTACGAGCCGACTTTGTACACGACTACTAACTCCGAAACTCTTCCGGCTGGTCAAACTCGTGTGATCGAGATGAACAACGTCCAACTGAACTCGATCCCGCAACGCATCTTGATCTTCGTCGACGAGCCTGATTCTCAGGCCTCGGTGTATAAGACAGATACGTTCGCCTCCATCGAGAACGTCAACATCTCGTTCGATAACAGAGACTCGCTTCTTGCGGCGGCGTCTCCTATCGACTTGTACAATATCGCAGCGAAGAACAACACGAACTTGACATGGTCCGAGTGGAATCGCGACTGCGGGTCTGTTCTGTGCTTGAACTTCGGCGAGGACATTCCTCTTCGTGCTAACCAGGCCGTCGGTCTGCGTGGGTCTTACAACCTGCGTATGACTATCAGGGTCCGTAACGTTAAGACAACTGGACTATCGGCTACCCCCGACCAAATGAATGGTACGTCGCTCCACGTTCTCGTGTTCGGTGTTGGCGTGATGACCATTGCCCAGCAGAACGTCGTGCGTACTGTCGGTATCCTCACAAACGAGGATGTCCTCCGATCGAAGATGCAGCCGGCTCTCCCGTACATGCCATCCGGGGACCTCTACGGCGGCGGTTGGTTCGATGATCTTAGGAACGCGTTCATGTCTGTTGCTCGGCCTCTCGCTGGTATCGCGTCAAAGGTCCTTCCTATGCTCGCTCCGGAGACTGCTCCGTTCGTCGGCGCGTTCAACTCGATCATCAATCCGGAGCCGTCAGCCGGGCCTGGTAACACCGGACTCGTGCGGTCGTATGGAAACGGCCTTGTCGGCGGGAACGTAGGCGGTCGTCTTGTTGGCGGCAAAAAGGTATCTCGTGCTCAGCTCGCGAAGATGCTCAAGTAAAAAAAACGTAGGAACATAGATTCCTCTCTTATTTTTTTTTCGTATGTCCATCATATAAAAACAAAAAAAAGAAAATGGACTTGAACTCGCTTAACTCCGGGCCTATTTCCGAAAAGGGATGGCTCAATCCGATCTGCAATTCCGTTACGGCCAAGAGCGTAGGAGCCGCGTCGTATCAGATTACCGACGAGGAGTCACAGGATACAGTCCAGTTGAGCGGTGGCATTTACCGACGGGCCGCTGGAGCCAGTCCGGTGTACTCGCTTACTGATAGCCCTGCTCCATTCGGCGCCGGCATGGTCGATCTCATCTCGAGTAACACAACTGAAGGAGGTATTCCTCTCAACGCTCTTGTTGGCGGATGCTCGTACGAGCTATATTTCGCCGGTCGATTTACCGACGCAACTCCTGCTAATGTCGGCGCTGTTTACGCCTACCCGTCTTTCACTACTGCGCAGCCGACGGACTTTCCTCAGACGATGTGCGAAATCATCATCGACAGTGCTCCTGCTGCCGGCGTCCAGTCATTCGAAGTAAGGGTCATTTTCCGGATCCTTGCTTACTCTGATACATCGATCATCTACGAGTTGACGTGGAACTCGGCGATGAATAGGGCCGCCATACCAAGTGAGTTCCGCATGATAACTAACCCCCTCGAGGGGACTGTCTCCACGCCGAGCCGAGCGGCACAAGTTGATAAGCGTCTTCCGTTTACTCTATGGGCTCGTTCAGTGGGCGGCCCTATTTCTCTGGCGCGCACGCAACTGTACCTCCGCCGCATCTCCTAAACGGCGCCTTTTAAACGGCTACCGCTATACTCGTCATCGAGTCTGTTCTCGGAACTGTTGGATCAATTAATGAGGCCGTTGAGACTAATTCTTTTTTTTTGTCCTGGGAAGTTGGCTGCGTCCCAGGAGGTTCATTTTGTAGGATGCATCCGTTCCAGCAACAAGAGACGGTCCTGCAACGCGAGTATCTAACGGCTCCGAAGATACCTAAGCATAGTGTGGTTGCACCACCAATAATCGCTAAGATATCAGCCGTGCTTGTTACAATATTACCCATCGTTTTTTTTGTCTTATACAATAAAGAAAAAAAATGGATCTAAACTCTCTCAATTCGGGGACAGTAGCAGACAAAGGGTGGCTAAATCCTGTGTTTGGTCACGTAGACGCAAAAGAAGTCGTGTGTGACTCGATCACGGCGAACACGTACAATGGCACGTTTCCAGTTATCGTCGGCCCCCCCGGTCCGCAGGGGCCGCAGGGTATACCAGGCCCGCAAGGAGTACAGGGAATCGTAGGACCGGCAGGAGCGCAAGGAAACCAAGGCTTGCAAGGAATTCAGGGCCCCCTCGGACCGCAAGGCATCCAAGGCATTCAAGGCGAGATCGGCTTACAAGGGCTGCAGGGAGACCAGGGTATCCAAGGAATCCAAGGAATCCAGGGTCTCGTAGGACCGCAGGGCGATCAAGGAATTCAAGGGCCGCAGGGCGATCAAGGGCCGCAGGGAATACAGGGCGATCAAGGGCCGCAGGGATTACAGGGTATCCAAGGAGACCAAGGAATTCCAGGAGAAAATGGAAGTTCGAGTTCAATATTGTACTATAACGCAGACACAAGTTCACAAGGAACTCCTCCTCCTGCCGGTAGATTGCGATGGAATGCCGTAGACCAGACTGAAGCCAATTTCTTGTACTTTAGTCATCTTGACATTGGCAACGACGATGTCGAGCGGATCTTGGAGCAGGCTACACCGGGATCCACTGTGCTTGTGCAGGACAAGAACAATAGCGCGAATTACCAGAATTTTAAGTTGACTGAGCCTGCCATCAATTTCACCGGATCGTATGTATCGTTCCCTGTAACATTTCTTAACGGAGGAGGCACTGGACTTGCTGGATTTGCGAATAACCACCAACTGTTGATCGGTGTACTTTATGCCGGCCCACAGGGTCCAGAGGGCCCGCAGGGCGATCAAGGCATCCAAGGCCCTGAGGGACCGCAGGGCGAGCAAGGAATACAGGGGCCGCAGGGCGATCAAGGGCCGCAGGGCATTCAAGGAGAGCAAGGAATCCAAGGCACGGTCGGACCACAAGGCTTACAGGGCGACCAAGGCTTACAGGGAATCCAGGGCGAAGCAGGACCGCAGGGCAATATCGGACCGCAAGGAACGCAAGGCTTACAAGGCGAGCAAGGCTTACAGGGCGTACAGGGAGAGCAAGGCTTACAGGGAATCCAAGGAATCCAAGGAATTCAGGGACCTGCTGGCAGTGCCGGAGTCGCTGCGACTGTAAGTGCTGGTATCACTACGACAGGAGCGGCTGGGACTTCCGCCTCAGTAATCAATAGTGGTACCAGTTCGGCGGCTATCTTCGACTTCACAATTCCACAGGGCGCACAGGGAATTCAAGGAGTTCAAGGAGTTCAAGGAATCCAGGGCCCCGTAGGCCCGGCAGGTCCGGCTGGTGAAGGAAACGCGACTTATGTCAATTTCACACGATCGACTAAT